TGTCGCCAAGGCGCTGCAGCGTGCCGGACACGTCGTCCGACGCCACGCCAAAGGCAAGCAGCGTCTGCGCGCCGCCAGCGAGGTCAGACATCGCCAGCGGCGTGGCCGATGCCAGCTTTTGCAGGCTTCCGACCATGCCGTTGGCAGCCTCCGCGCTGCCGCCGAGCATCGTCGTAAAGTTTGTGACGTACCCCTCCATCGCCTGGTTATACTCCAGGCCGGAGGAGACCATATCTTTTGCAGCGCCGAGCACGGCTCCGGCGGCTGACTTGATAGCGCTGGCCGCCAGGTCCGACATCACGCCCTTAAGGATCGTCCATCCCTTGGATGACTTTTGGGCATCGTCTCCGGCGTCCTTTGCCGCGATCCCAAGCTTTTGCAGCGCTTTTTGCGCGGGGCTGATAGCGGTAGACACTGCATCGGATACCTTGCCCTTGAGTGTGCTCCACGCGCTGGAGATCTTCGCAGCCTTTTCGCCGGCTGCGTGCGCCGCATCACCGAGCTTTTGCAGCGACTGTTGTGCGCCGCCGGCTGCCGCGGATGCCATGTCGGCCAGCTTGCCCTTTACTTTGCCCCAAGCCCCAGACGTGTACGTCGCCATGCGGCTTGACTCTCGCGCCGCGGCTTGCAGCTTGGACAGTGCGCTATCCAGCTTGGCCCATCCGCTTACGGATTCTTTTGCCTTATCTCCGGACTCGCCAGCTGCTGCCCCCGCATCTTTTGCGGCCGCCTCCAGCCGCGTGAGCTGCTGGCGCGTCGCCTCGATCTCCCGCTGGTAGTCTCGGTACTGCGCCGCGCTGATCTTGCCATCGGCGAGCTGCTTGGACATCGACTCCTGCGCCGCGATCAGCATCTCAAGCTTGTCCTTCGCTCCGGCGATCGATCCGGCGAGGATTTCCTGCTTTTGCGCAAGCAGGATGGTGTTGGTGGGATCAAGCTTAAGCAGCGACTCGACGCCGCGCAGCTCGCCGCTCAGATCGCTCGCCGACTTGCGCGCCTTAAGGATCGCGTCGCCAAGCTTTGTGGTGTCGCCGCCGATCTCGACGGTGATGCCCTTAAGTGTCGTTCCTTTGCCGCTCAAGTGTCCACCTCCTCTTGCCGCCCGAAGGTGCTGCGCAGCCCGTCCATATCCGGCTCAGTCTGTTCAAGCCTCCAGGCGTTATCCAGATACTCGCGGCCGTCTGCCGACTGCAGCTTGCGCGCGATAAAGGCGTCCCGCAGCAGCAGCATATAGTCGTCCAGCAGCAGATCGCAGACATCCGGCAAGGACATGTTGGCATACTGTGCCACCAGATGCTCGCCGACCGTCTCGATCGTGTAGTGGCATCCCGTACCATCACCGTCATCGGGATAGTACGGGATAGTCAGTTTTTTGCCTTGGTAGCCCCCGCGACAAAGTCCGAGTATGCGGCAAAAAAGCCGACGAGATCGTCAAAAGCAAAAAGCCCAGCGACCTCCTTGGGCGTAAACGTCGCGCCCGTGCGGTTGCAGTTAAGGATGTCGCAGACGATGTCGATCATCTCGTCCACGCCTGCGCTGTCCTGCATAGCCGTCATCCGCTTAAAAACGCTCAGCGGCGGAACGGTCAGCAGCAGCTCGCGGCCGTCCGGCAGCTCCAGCGTAAAGATTGCCTTGTGCTGGCCAAGTGTAAAGCGATTTGTCATGCCGTGTACACCTCATCGTAGTAGATCAGCGTGCCCTCCGCGTCCATCGGATCGGCAGCAAACTCGGCGTCGATCACGGTCTCCTTGTCTTTCACAAAGGCGATCTCAAAACCGGACTGGTTTTTGCCGACGATGCGCACGTAAAGCTCGCGCTTGCCGTCCTTGTCAGCGTGCTTAAAGCACAGCACGTACTTTTTGCCGTCGGCGTTGTCGACGCCGCCGATCTTAACGGATCGCTTCGCGGGATTTCCGCTTGCTGCGTCGGTCTCCGTCACGCGGGCCGTCGCGCTGAGCTTGGCCAACGTGTTGCCGTCCCACGTCATCACGCCGGACTTAAGCGTCACCTCCTCGGCGGTGATCACCGTCTTGGACACAAGTCCAAGATCGTCCTTGGCAGTGTAAAAGGTGGGCTTGTACGACAGCGTCGCGCCGCCGGAGATGTAGCCCAGGATGTTGTCGTCCGTGCAGATCGCCTCGGTCTCCGGCACGGTCGTGCCGGTGTACTCCTGTGCGTAAAGCTTGCCGGACCCCAGCGTGATATCTTTGCGCTTACTAAGTGCCATAGTCAAAATCCTTTCTCGGTGTACGTAAAGTCGTACACCGTCATAAAAAAGTGCTCCGTGTCGATCCACTCGCGCTCCTGCCGGACGTACTCGATGCCGAGCGCGTCGAGCCGCCGGCCGATCTGGTCCTCCAGCTCCGGCACCGGCTTGCGCGCGTATAGCTCCACGGTGATGTCATGGTCTGTGATGCCGTTATACAGGTCAGCTCCGCGTCGGTCGATGTGATCATGATACACGGCATACGGCAGCTCCGGCGGCATCGCCCAGACTGTCTCCGTGTATCGGATGCCCTCCAGCACCTCCGGTATGATATCAGCCACCGCTCACCGCCTCCTCCACTTGCTGCAAGTACTTCTCGGTGACTTGTGTCACCGCTTTTTGCAAAAAATGCGTGCCTTCGACGCGGCCGCCGTTGATCTTTTGGTGCCCAAACTCCAGCAGGTGCGTCAGCCGGTAGTCCGGCCATTTGACGTACCACGTCCGCGCGTATCCGCTGTCCGTATCAAGCGTCAGCTTGGACGCGATCTGCTTGTAGTAGTGCCCGATGCCGGACTTGCGCCTCGGCGCGGTTTTGCGCGTAGTGGTCACCAGCTCGCGCATACTTGCATCTACGATTTTGCGCAGCTTATCCTGCACGTCACGGCTGTACTCAGCCAGCACACCCGCGATCGCATCGCCGAGCTCGTTTGCCATCACCATCATGCGTCCATCACCTCACCACGATCTCAAGCCCGCCGTCCCGCGTCTCGTATGTGCGCTCGACGATATAGCGCCGACCGCCATGCTCGACAAAGCGCTGACCGTCATAGTCGCGCCAGTCGGCGACGCGAAACTGCACCGACGGGTGCAGGCCAACGGCGGCCGCCTGATAGTGCTCGGCGCGCGTGATGCTCTCACGTCGGCAAAAGATCTCACTTTTGCTGATATCGTCGCCGCGCTCGTCGATTGCGACCAGCGTGATGATATCATCGTACACACGTGCCCCTCCTTTGCAGGTGTGTCCATTTTGGACACACCTGCGTGTAGTTTTTAGCCCTGCATCCGCTGCTCGCAGAGCCGATTGTTAATTTTTGCCCGCAGGTAGCGCGGCATCGCCATGGTCGGCTGCTGCCTGCGCTCGTGCAGGTGCGCGGCGTACATCTCCAGCAGCAGCTGGTCTCCGGGATCGTCCATATCCAGGACGACGCCCTCGGTGCGCAGCATCTTGCCGGCGGCGGCGATCAGCGCCGCAAAGTACTCGTCGCGCTTGGTGTGCGTCACGCCGAGGTCGGCCTTAAGTAGCGCCAGCACCGCCTCGGCCGTACCGGCGGCCATCAGTTGGCGGAGTCAGCGGCAAAAGTCGCCGAGGTCACCGGCGCGACGTTGTCGTAGCGCACCACCACAAAAGCCTCGCCGCGCACCGGCTTGCCATCGTAGCGGGCGGTCGCCTTAAACGCAGTCTGGTCCTCGATAAACTTGACCTCCGTGGACTGCTCGAGGGTCGTGCCCTCGCGCTCCGCCAGCAAGTACAGATCCATGTAGCCGCCGATGATCTCGTTGTCCGGGACAAAGTCCAGCTCCACAATCTGGCCGCCGATGACCGGCAGCTCGGACGTGACGCCGGCGGTCAGGGCCGCCGCGCTGTTAAAGGCCAGCGCCTTGGCCTGCAGGTCAATGTGCGTCTTGTGATTGCACACCCAGACGGGCTTGCCGGCCGAATACTTGGTATCGGCGACACCCAGCGCGCCGATGAGATCGGCGTAAAACTCCGCGCCGTTTTTGGCGGCGATGTTGAGCTTTTTGACGTTGCTGGTGCTGAGGTTGGTAAACGTGCCCTGATTGGTGCCCCACCATGCGGGCTGCTCGGCGGCCGCCAGTCTGGTTGCGATGCCGACCGGCATCTTGGTGCCGGTGCCAAAAAGGATGGCCTTGTCCAGCGCGTAGCCGATCGCCTGGCCGAGCTGGTCAAGGATCTCGGTCGCCAGGCCGATATTGTCGTCGTCCTCGAGGTAGCAGTTGGACACAAAAACATAGCCGCCGACCTTGTAGCCGTCTGTCTCTACCTGGTTGATGGTGATAGTCATCTCGTTGAGCGTGCCGACCATCTCCGTCCACACAGCCTCCGGCACAGTGCCGACGATGTTCTGGCGCGCCTTGCCGCGGACCTGGCGCAGGCGGGTGTAGCCGATCAGCTTGCTGTAGCGGTTGATGTTGTCGCGGATGATGTCCAGCATCACCTCCGGGATGCCGAGCGCGGCGCCGGACACGGCGCGCTGCTGGCCGAGCATCTCACGGGTGCGGGTCAAAAATGCGGTGACATCCTCGCGGGCAAAAAATGCGTCTCGCTGGGCGTAGGTCATGCCGTAAAAACGGCTGCGGGCATCGCCCGCGATGTGGTTAGGCATAGTCTTGTGTGCTCCTCTCTGATTTTTTTCAGCCGGGCTCGCTCCGCGCGCCTCGGCTGCGTTGGCCTCGGCGGCCTCGATCTGCTCGGTCAGGCTGCGTGCCTCTGCCTCGGCGGCCTCGATGTCTGCCGTCACCTTGTCGCGGTC